TATATAGCTAGGGGGAGGCTCATTACTGCTCCCGTAAACAATGTGGACACCACCCCTCATACAAGAAACAGACTTTCAATAATACCCCCTTTAAACAACGATCAAACCCCTTTAAATCTAAAAGAAACACCCCTTAGTGTGTCTATCTGTAATACTTAGTAGTTAAATAGGTAAAAGTCTAAAAATAAAAAAAGCTGATATGAAAGGGATAAGTGACAACTGCTCACGGGGAATATACAAAGTATCTATATGTATTACCGATTTCGTAATAAAAACTAAAAACTGGTATAATGTAGGGCATGTCAGAAGAAAAGAAAAAGAAAGGTAATCCAGCTTTATTTAAAGGCATGAAACCTCTTAATCCAGCAGGGAGACCTAAAGGCTCAGAGAATAAATACAAAGCTCTTGCTAGAGCGTTAATGAATGAAAATGCAGAATTAATAGTTGCAAAAGTTATAGAACTTGCATTAGATGAAAAAAACCCTAATGTGCATTGTTTAAAGATGTGTGTAGATAGGATATTTCCTATTTACAAAGCAGTTGATCCAAATAGCGTTAAGAATGATTCCCAGGTTATTATTAATGTAGCTTCTATAGAGTCTATTGAAAAAAAAGCTAGTACCTTTGATGAAGCTGAACTTATTGATCCTGAAGAAAAAAGTGATGATGAAGTAATTGTTTCTATAGATACTTCTCCTATGGCGGATAAATTTGTCAAATAAAGATTTGTTAACACCTGGTGATACTTGCTCTTTGTGTGATGGTGATTACGATGCAGATTGCGGTGGTACACAAGGCTACTTTGGTATTATTCCTGTAACTTTCTGTGAGTGGTGCTACTCCTCTATTATTGATATGGCTAAGTATCATTTAGACTATACGGAAGAAGATGCCTGAGTTAAACCTAGACCTGCACCCTGCCCAACTGCAAATATTCCATTCGGACAAACGCTTTAAGATAGTAGCTGCTGGTCGTAGATTTGGAAAGTCCTACCTCTCTGCTTGGTTATTACTTATTAAAGCTATTCAGTCTGAAAGTAAAGATGTGTTTTACATAGCGCCAACCTTTCAGCAAGCTAAAGACATAATGTGGCACATGCTAAAGGAACTAGGTCGAGATTTAATTGCCCAGGCGCATGAGAATACTGCGGTGCTTACTTTAGTTAATGGCAGGAAGATATACCTCAAGGGATCAGACCGACCAGAAACACTAAGAGGCGTAGGCTTGGCATATGTCGTGCTTGATGAATATGCTTCTATGAAGCCTGTAGTGTGGGAACAGATAATAAGACCTACTCTTGCAGATGTTAAAGGTGAGGCTTTCTTTATTGGTACGCCAGCAGGAAAAAATCATTTCTTTGATTTATATAAAGATGCTTTGGAAGATGATGACTGGGAAGCGTTTCAGTTTAACTCAACGGATAATCCGTATTTACCGCCAGAAGAGATTGAGGCATCTAGAAAAACAATGTCCTCTATGTCTTTTAGGCAAGAGTTTGAGGCTTCTTTTGAAACAGGATCAGGTGGTATCTTTAAAGAAGAATGGTTTAAAGTTGATGACGAGCCAGAAGAAGGTAACTTTGTTATTGCTGTTGACCCAGCAGGTTATGAAGAAGTAGAGAAAGAAAGGAATCTTAAAAGGTCAAGACTGGATGAAACTGCTATTGCTATTGTAAAGATTGATCGTGATAAGTGGTGGGTTAAAGACATCTTACATGGCAGATGGAACATTAAAGATACTGCTAAGAAGATATTAAAGTCAGCTATTTTAGTAGAAGCAACTACAGTAGGCATAGAAACAGGTGCTTTAAGAAACGCTATCTTGCCTTACCTTGAAGATGAAATGAGAACGGAAGGTCAATGGGTTAGTATTGCAGAACTTAGACATGGTGGTAAGAGAAAGAACGACAGAATTACCTGGGCTTTGCAAGGAAGAATGGAACATGGTCAGATTACTTTTAACCCAGACAAAGATTGGAAAGCGTTTAGTAATCAAATGATGGATTTTCCTAACAGACTTGCACATGACGATTTACTAGATGCCTTAGCGTACATAGACCAAGTATCGGTTGCTGATTTTGCTCATACAATAGAACTAGAAGAAGATTGGAGTCCAATGGATGCGATATCAGGATATTAATATGGAAGATGAAATAGATTTTGAACAAATGAGTGAAGAAGAGATCAATGAAATACTTGTTTACTCTGAAACACAAGAAAACTTACAAGAGCGATACGAATGTGCCTGTCAAATACTAGCTAATATGATAGAAGATATGGAATTTGGCGCTTACTCTAATTCTGAGATGGTTGACATGACAATTTGTAAGATGTTTATTGATGGTTTTATTAATGTAGAAAAAAAACCTCGTCAATATCATTAATCGTAGAATAATATTCTACAAATGCTCTAGTAACCCTAATAGAAACCCCTTTTTATGGTATAATATAGCAAAACTTTTCTAAAGGATATTATTAATAAACCCTTATGGATAATAAAGAACATAAATACCAGGCTTTAGCTAGTTGGCTCAATTATCGACTAGATGGATGGCGCACTCACAGAGATATAAACTACATCCCTCAATGGGATGAATACTATCGCCTGTGGAGAGGTATATGGGCAGCCGAAGATAAAACTAGGCAATCAGAAAAGTCAAGGATTATAGCACCTGCTCTTCAGCAAGCTGTTGAGTCAAGTGTAGCAGAATTAGAAGAAGCAACTTTTGGTCGTGGTAAGTGGTTTGACATAAAAGATGATATGTTAGATGAAGATCCGTCAGAAGCAGAGTATATACGCAACTTGTTACAGGAAGATTTGGAAAAGACTGGCTGTAAAGACGCTATCTGTGAAATCTTTCTTAATGGGGCAGTCTATGGAACAGGGATAGGTAAAATAGTTGTCGATCAAACGATTGAACGCTCCCCCTCTGAAGTACCAGTCGCAGGTACTCTTACCACCACTCGTCAGTTAGTGGAAATCCCGTCTATAGATGTTCGCATTGAACCAATTAGTCCTAAAGAATTTCTTATTGACCCTTCTGCTAACAATATTAATGATGCATTAGGCGTTGCCCATGAAGTTATTAAACCTAGATACCATGTTATTGAAGGTATGCGCTCTGGTATATACAGAGATGTACCTATTGATGGTGATTATCAATCAGCTCGTTTTTCTTACGATCCAGAAATTAAAAGTAATGATGAATCAGACTCAGTAAAAATTACAGAGTATTGGGGTAAAGTTCCAAAGCGCTTTTTAAAGGCTAAAGCGGATAAAGATGACTTTGAATACAATAAATCTGATGAATTAGTAGAAGCTGTTGTTACTATAGTAAATGATGAATACATCTTGCGAGTAGAAGAGAACGCTTTTATGATGGTAGACCGCCCTTTTATTTCTTATCAACATGACTGCGTACCAAACAAGTTTTGGGGTAGAGGCGTTTGTGAAAAAGGTTACAACCCACAAAAAGCATTAGATGCAGAATTAAGAGCAAGAATTGATTCTTTAGCTTTAACTACAACGCCAATGATGGCTGCCGATGCAACTCGCATACCACGAGGACACAAATTTGAAGTTAGACCTGGCAAAACAATATTAACTAATGGCTCTCCTAGAGAAGCTATTATGCCTTTAGACATGGGGCAAACTGATCAGTCAACATTTATGCAGGTAACAGCGCTGCAAAACATGATTCAAATGGGTACTGGAAGCGCAGATACAGGTAGTGCAGGTAATGATACTGCTAGTGGTATGTCAATGATGCAGTCTGCTTCTATTAAAAGGCAGAAACGCACCTTAATGAACTTCCAAAATACATTCCTTATACCAATGATTAACAAAGCTATGTATAGGAAGATACAATTTGATGTAGACCGCTATCCTGTTACTGATTATAAGTTTGTACCATACTCAACAATGGGCATTATGGCTAAAGAATTAGAGATGCAGCAAATGGTCCAAATGTTACAAGCCATTCCTAAAGACTCTCCTGCTTTTAATGTTATCTTGTTAGCAACATTCCAAAATTCTTCTATGCACAATAGAGATCAAATTGTTAATGCGCTTATGCAAGGCAATGAGCCAAATCCAGAAGAACAACAGATGCAACAAGCACACATGCAATTAGAAATGCAGCAGCTTGAAGCAAACATTCAAAAGACTAGAGCAGAAGCACAAGAAGAACAAGCTAAATCTATGAAGTGGCAATCAGAAGCTATGATTAATCAGCCTAGTGAAATGGACTTCCAACAGAAGATACTTAAACTTCAGAAAGATCAGATAACCATAGAGAAGATGGCTGCTGATATAGAGAATAAGCGAAGTGAGACTGCTCGTAACATACCAGAAGTAGATCATTTACAATCTGAGACTATATTAAACCTAGCTAAAGCTAGAGAAGCTGGTACAAAATCAGTTATAAACGGAAACTTTCAATAAAGCGATAATTATCTATGTCTAAAACAGATGACCGTTTTATAGAAGATAGATTAGCAATGATGGAGTCAGAAGGATGGCTTGATCTTGTTGCTGATTTAAAAAACATTCAGACTAATGTAGTAGATATCGACACAATGTCTGATGAGAAAGACCTTTGGGAAGCTAAAGGTCAGTTGACTATCTTGCGGTTTTTATTAACGCTTGAAAACACAACAAAAATCACTTTGGAACAATCTGAACAAGAGTAACTCTTTTTTACGAATCCAAATCTAATAACTTCATAACCCTACGGGGCGGAGACCACAAATGAGTATAGTAGTAAACGAAGCACCTTCAGAAGGCGCACCAATAACAGATTTTCAAGAACAAGTAACACAAGATGTACAGACTGAGGAAGCTCAACAACCTGAATATCAAGTTCCTGAAAAATATGCTGGTAAATCTAACGAAGATTTAATAGAAATGCATCAAAATGTAGAGAAGATGGTAGGCAAGCAAGCCAACGAAGTTGGCGAGCAAAGGCGCTTAATTCAAAGCCTTATGGATGCACAGACTAGAGCAACGGAAGCTGCTCCACCAACAGAAGAACCAGTTAACTTTGAAGATCAATTTTATAGTGACCCAAAAGGGGCATTAGATAATGCGATTGAAAATCATCCAGAGTTAATTGAAGCAAGAAATGACCGAAAAATCCAGGCACAGCAACATCAAGTAAGTGTTTTAGAGAAAGCATATCCAGATTGGCAAACAAAAGTTGCCACTAAAGAGTTTCAAAACTGGGTAGGTGAATCAACAATACGAACTGAAATGTTTCAAAAAGCAGATAGTGATTATCGCCCTGACTACGCAATAGAACTCTTCGATATGTTCGATAAAGTCAACATGATTGACAAGACAAAAGAGGTTCAAG